GTTACTTCAATGCCGCCCCTATCGATCATCAACTTTTCTCTCGTTCCATCATTGGTTACTTCATCTCCGAACTTGAAAAAGATGTCACCAGTGATTGCAAGGTTGGAATTAATGTTTATTCTTCCCAATGGAAAGAACTTTATTCTCACCTTCGACAATTCTCTGACCGTATCATTAGTCAAGATGTCGATGGTTGGGATATTTGCTTTCCAGCTAACATTTTCAATCTTTCATTCCTTCGTGCCCTCTGCAAACGTTTCCTTCTCACTATGGACTCGGTTTGGATACTTTCTATCCGCGCTCTTAACCAGTCCACGTTTCTTGTATATGTAATGTACAAGGGTATGATTCTTCTCATCATTATGATGCCGTCCGGTGTTCTCGTCACTTGTCTCTACAATTCAATCCAAAATTCAGCTGAGCATCGCTCCTGTTTCTATATGCTCGAACCTGAACTTGGTGATTTTGACGATCACGCCGCAGCCGACGTTTTTGGTGATGATTCTCTTATCGCACCTGCCCACACTGCTCCCAATTTTGATGGTATCAATATTGCTGTACTTCGCAAAGCCATCTTCAATCACAATTGCACTGAACAAGACAAATCTGCAACGATTAAATCCTCCATCCCTATTGATGAAGCTATGTTTCTTCAAAGAGGTTTTCGTTGCGAAGATGGTCTCGTTTACGCCCCACTTAACACTGATTCAATTATCGCTATGTGTCAATGGATTATGAATCCCCGCGATAAATCATTTGCACAACAATTTGCCATTAATGTTGACACTGCTCTTATGGAATGGTGCGAACATGGCAAACAACAATTTGAAACTCATCGTGATATTCTTCAACCATTTCTTCGCACCTATGGTGATCACTTTGCTTTCCGTAAATCTTACGATGAGCTAATTAAATTAAAAGTCGAAGCTAAGACTGAACCCTTCCCGTCCCGCGCTTATTCTGAAGCTATGCTGAAGATATTGCGAAATGATGGGTTCTAACCCAACTTCCCCTATCCGTGCCTGCGGAGGCTATAATACCGAACCCGGCACTGCAGCGGCGCTGCACGAAACCTTTTTCCGGACCTGCAGGTATTAATTGCTGCTTCATCTGGATTTTATCGTGGCTGGTTACAAGACTACTGTATCTCATAACAGTGGTAAGGCGCACGATTAAAACTATTGAGAACCCCTGAGTGCATGTTAATCATTCTAATGCATGCAAAACTCAAACGAATGGCAAACTCATCACTATCATCCGTATCTGTTTCCGAACAAGATCAAATTGCCACAATTGGCTCCCCACAAACACCTGGTGCTTCTGGTCAACAAGGTCTAACAAACTTTGATGAAAGTTCCCGCGAACTCCAAGTAGCTG